TCCTTGATTGTCCACTTAACTTCCTCAATTGGCAGTTTAAGCTCATCTGTGAGGCTGCGAACATAGATTGGCGTGTGGTAATTACTTGCCGCTTCCTCGGCATCAAGTAACTTCTTAGCGGTGCGCTTTGCGCGGCTCATTTTGATTTCTTGAGCCGTTAAGTAGTCAATTTCGGTTGAGTCGGTGGCGGGAACGCCATCGGTTGCGATTATCTCCCCTGTTGATGGGTTGTATTCGTAATTTGCTATCTCATCCCTGCCCACGCCAAAGCCTAGAAAGCGCAGGGCTTGGGCAGCGGCCTTGAAATCATCGTGATGATTTAGGTGGGCATAGGTGGCAAACTTTGAGTAGCCTTTTTCGCTTTGAAATGTGGTTGAGGTTGAGAATACAAAGAATGTGTCATAGCCGCCGTAGTTAGTAGATGCGCTGATTCCTTCATCTTTATTCGGTCTGCGCCAATAGGTAACTTGGGCTTGGGTGTAAACCTTTTTCCAACCCAACGGCTCAAGTATTTCTTCCCAAGTCATTCTTTGGTTGTAATCATCGCCTGGCAGCGCAGGATTGAATTCCCGCTTTGTCAACTCTTGTTTAGTTATCTCAGACTTAGGCATCTCATCAAAGGTTTTTAAGATTGTAAACAATTCCCACAATTCCTTTTCGGTAATCGTTGGGATGTTCTCAATTGACCCTGCAATCATTGTCCAAGATTTGCCGTTGGGGTGGGCAGTGCCGCCTGAAGGTGCGCAGATGCTAAAACCACCAGCCCCGCGAGTTTCGATTAGGCAGCCGCCATCCTCGCCCGCTTTAGAGGCAAGTTTGGTGTTGCCCTCAATTGGTGCGCCATCAATCTTAACTAGAAAGTGAATTCCCCCCGATGGTGTCATTTCTGAATAGCCATTGGTCAGGGTTTCCCATAGGTATTCAAGCCCTGATGCCTTCATTGCCTCTTTCGCGGCAAGGTGAAGTTTCTGCTCAATGGCGCGGCCTTCCCATTCAATCATCAATAGATTGTTTGAAATCGGCCCTGTTATGACACCAAGCCCCTGCACTTGGTCATTGTTAAACCAATTAAGCAGCTCATCTTGCGTGGGTTGGCGTTCTTGGTATTGCTTCCAAGAGCCAACGCCAGGGCGCTTGCTGCCATCGGTTGCAACAGGCACCACAACAATCCCTTGGGCGGCAAAGCGAAGGGCGGTGGTTAGGATTTCGTTAGTCATTGTTTGCCTCTTTTGGATAAGGCAAAACCTGGTAACGCAATTTTTCTAATAATTCCAATTTTCGTTTCCCCCTGGCGTTAAAATAAATGTAACGGTGCTTTCTTGAGCGTTCCTTGAAGTAAACATTATCTTTGCCAAATTTCTCAACTACTTGTTTATTGGTTAAACCGTTGGCATAAGTTGCGTGGTGCTGATTCTCTAAACCTTTGACTTTTGGGTCAAGAAACTTGGCGCTTAACCCCGTGTAAATGAAATTAGTTGCCTGGTAAACAACTCCAATATGAGCTTGAGAGCTGTCAGCGTAAGAAACAATGATTTCCCTATCTAATCGCTTGATTGTTCTGCCAATTAGGTAACTTTCACCGTTTTTCGGAATTGAGTCATCAACCCACAAGCGATTTAGTTCATAGACATTAAACTTTTCGCTTTCCCCGCAAATACCTTTTAGTAATGTTGAACTTGGGCTTACGCCATAAGTTACAACGCCAACTGGCATCAAACTTGAATAGTTAAACAACCCAAAAGCAAAACTAACAGGGCATTTTCGGTGCAGATAATGTTTTTCAACAACAATATCCATTGCCAAGCTGTAAGAAATTGGCTCAATCCAATAATTTTGGAGCGATGAGGTCGGAATTGAACCGCCAATTGCAGGTTGGAATACCTGCCGTGTTTCCATTACACCATCACCGCAAGTTGCCAACATTATCCCTTTACCATTCCAACGCCATCCAAAAGATGCCGAAGTCAATTGATAGTGTCCACTTATCAATCACAATTCCCAACCCAAAACCTTTGCGCGTTCCAAATGACATATACAAACCATCTTTGATTCTGATTTCTTTCACCATTAGTCTTTACCCCAACCCGTTCCCTTAAAATGAACGGCAGGTGCCGCCCAAACCCGTTCCATTGCTATCTCGCAATTGCTGCATCCATATAGAATCTCAGCTTCATCCACTTTGCGAAAGATTGGCATTACCACTTCGCACTTTGGGCATTTGTAATCAATGATTGGCAAGGTAGCCTTCTTTCCTTAATATCGCAGCAATCACCTTCGCCATTCGCCAAGGCGTATCAGGCAAAGATTCTTCATAAGATTTCCAAAGCGCAAAGGCGATGGCACCCTCAAGGCTATCGCGGCTCAAAGTCTAACTCGCCTTCTTTATCTCTTAGGGCAAATTCAATCCGCGCCTTAGCAATTGGCAAGTATTCAGGCGTTAGCTCAATTCCAATAAAGTTAAATCCTTCATACATCGCAGCTTTACCTGTTGAGCCTGAACCAAGGAACGGGTCAAGCACAATGCCGTTTGGCGGTGTTACAAGCCGCACTAGGTATTGCATCAGCGATGTTGGTTTGACGGTTGGGTGAGTATTTGCCCGCGCCGCTTTTACTGCACCATAAGCTGCGGCTGCTTTTTTCAATCTTTGAGAATCTTCATCTTCTCCATAATTGTCTAAAGATCTACCGCCACCGCCTTGAGTTTCTTTAACCTCAAACCCATCCAACCCCTCATTGCGATCTTTCTTGCTTGCCTTCGCGCAGTAAAAGAATCGGGCAGGTTCGCCAAGTAAGTCAGCAACCTCATCGCTGCCATCGTGAATGAAGTTGGCAGGGAAGCGGCCAGCGGTGTTCTGTTCCCATCCACCTGAACCGTCACCGCCACTTGCGGTGTCTTGCGTTCCAAATGTTGCTGTTCTATTTCCAGCCGATGAATCATCGCCATCAGCTCTACCAACCCGCGACCCGTCAATGTTTAACCCGCCAGTGCCAAAGGTCAGCACATTGTTGGCAACGGTGCCAATCAACGGCTTACGCGCTAGAACCATTGGTTCGTGCGCGGGCTTTAGTGCGGTGCCCCAGCCTTGCCATTGCTTCGCTTCATCTGTAAATGGTGATTCCATTGGCGTTCTTTCATAATTTGGGCCACTCATTGCGCCATTTGATGTTGTTACCGCACCAGCTTTACCGCGCCAAATTCCCGCATCTTTATCTAGCGCCTTTGAGATGTTGTGCGACTTTGGAAACCCTGAACCATAAACCCACATAATCTGATCACGAATTTCAAAGCCCGCATCTTCAATCGCAACTGCCATTCGGTGATAAGTGCGCGAACCTGAAAAGGCAATCAGGTGACCGCCCGGCTTTAACACTCGCAACGCCTCACGCCAAACTTCAACATTGAAAGCAATGCCACTTGAATCCCAACTCTTACCCATAAAGCCAAGCTCATAAGGTGGGTCGGTGACGATGGAGTCAATTGAATCAGTTTCCATTGTTTTCATTACTTCAAGGCAATTGCCTTCAAATAAATTAAAGCGTTCGCTCACACTTCCCCCTTGTAAATTGTTATTGCCGTGAAATGGTTGGAATCGAACCAACTGAAGGCGCTTCCCCCCGCCAACGCAAACCTGCCATTTCGTTCCCCGCCAACGACATTGAAACGGGGAGATTTAGTTTATTGCTTTTGTGCGCCTAATTGTGCCAAGAGTGCAGCAACTTCAGGTGTAATCCCCGCAGGTGAATCAACCACCGCAGGGGCAGGGGTGTTGGCCCCGCCAATGAAAGCATTTGCTTTGGCAACTGCCGCGACATCGCCGGTGGCATCTAGCAGTATCCAGGGGGCCGACTTTCCCGGTTTTGCCACCCCGCTGGAAATACGGGCTAAAACTTTCTGCCCAACCTTTGCCTTGAGTGCGTTCTTGAGTGCGACATTGAAAAACAAAACATTGTTGTAAGTCTTGCTGTTATCAAGATCAACAAGGTTCACTTCAATTGCATCTGTTTCGCCGTGAACTGTTTGAATCCCAACTTTGTATTCAATTGGTTCGATGATTAGTAAAAATCCTGCTAAGTCTGCGACCTTAACACTTTCGGTGGAGCTACTTGGTGCGCTGAATGTCATTTGACATCCCCCGTTTCTGTTTGGGTGTTGCTTGGTTGTTGGTTTTCCAACTCTATTGGTGGCTGAAGTTCAGCCAGTTCTTTTGCTATATCGTTGATTGTTTTTGCGGGAATCCCGCAGGCGCAACCATCAGTGCAGCACATTAGTAAAGTTCCTTTTCAATCGCTTGAATTGTTGGGCAATCGTATGTATTCATAAAACAAGCTACACAATTTGCCTCTCTGCCATTTATTTGCTGATGCAATTCAACAACGGCACGAAGGGCTTTGTGCATACGCTCACCATTTGGGTCAGTATGCGGAGTGTAAGCCAATTTATTTAGCAATTCTTGATGTGTCATTCTTTTTCCTTTGACATTATTTTTGCAATAAGTCTGTTTTTCAAATACAAAAATAAAAGTATAGAAAGAACAATTATTGTAACGGCTGCTTGATTATTTAAGTTTATTGTCATTTGGCTTCCGTATCTCCATTGCAGGCAACGGATAAATCCGCGCTGAATGGTCTGAAATAAGGGCAATAATTGCAGTTGCGCGATGGCACCGCAGGAATAACTGCCCACATCGTAGGTGATTTTTCAACATCAACTGTTGATAAAAGCTCATAAACATTATCTAGGCGTTGGAGTGCGCCTACGGCAATTTGTTCATCGTAAGGATGAAGTTCAAGAAACATATCGGATATTTGGCCGCCAGTTGGGAGAAAGGCAAGCCCAACTTGCTTAACATCGTGGCCTTCTTGCGCCTTGCCGTAGGCGTACAACATAACCTGAATTATCTGTTGTTGGCTCGCACCGCTATTGCGCTTTTCTTTTACATTAGCGGGTGAGGTTGTTTTCCAATCAATGACAATTCCGTTTTCCTTGTCGTAGAGATCAACTGTCCCGGAAAGGTTGGCACGAATCTTAACCTTACTCTCGACCTCAAAACGATCAGGAAACTTTGCAAAAATAGCCTCCAAGTGTGAGTGTATGGCCACGCCCACCTGAGCTGCCCAATTGCCCCCACTTGATTCATTCACCTTATCCCAATCAAGTAATTTGTAAGCCAATTTGCGGGTACATTCTTGCCCCACTTCACTTGGGCCAATGTAAACCTGCTGTGAACGCGGTGAATAAATACCCGCTTGGGTAATAATCTCACCAAGTTCAATGGCTAACGCCTTGCTTGGAGTGTTCAAAGGTGTAAATGACATCTCTTATTCATCATCTCTTACAACGGTGAATCGGCGGGTAGTTGAAACTACTTCAAGCAAATCAATTACTTGAGCAGGCAGGATTTCTCGCGCCCGCTTAGTATCAAATCGCTTGCTCTCAACAACCGACCATCGAACGACAGGGCGATTGCCAAACATCCCAACTTGAGAATCGCCAAGGGCAGATTCTAAGTGTGAACGGGCAATGTCAGCTACCTCTTGCCATTCTTTAATCTTTGCTAACGCTGACTTGTATTGTTCAAGCCACGCATTTGCATCGGCATCAAAATCAACGATGCCTTTCTCTATTTCAACGGTCACTTTAACCCCCAAAGTTTTTAGTACCATTTTTTTATTTTAAAATGTTGCCAGGCAGCGCAGGGGCCACCCGAACCATATTTTCTGCCAATGTAAGCAAGGGCAGCAACGGTTTGGGCAACTTCAGATGAACTCCGCTTTAGCCCAAGGTTTCTATAAGTTGAATCTAACAATTGCCCAACACCTGATGCTGAACTTGTTGGATTCTTTTTATCTTTCCAAGCGGATTCCTTACCCATAAGGGCTGTGAAACACTTGAAATCTTTTTTAGTAAGTAGCTCGCGGGCGAGTTCCTTGTGATTAACCTGCATCAAAATCGGCAATTCTTTGTAAATGACCGATTGAGGAATTGCAGGTGTTGGATTTACTGCTTGAACCAATAGTGAAGTCACTGTGCTAACCACCAATATAAGGGCGATTCGGTTAATGACTCTTTTTGTGTTTGGTTTGATTGGATTGCTCCTTCTCTAGCTGCCTTCGCAAGTTGTGCTGAAACCTTGTAAACATATTGGCTCGAACATTCAACTGTGATGGCAATTTCGTTGGCGCTTTTGTTTTCCCATAACATCTGATGAATCATAATTGCTTTTTTAGATATTACAGTTCGCCGGCTTTTGCGGTTAATACTTTGCCGTTGATCGGCTGTGTACCCGCCCCAAAATCCGTAAACAATTCGCTTGTCAAGTGCGTACTCCAAACATTCCTCTCTATGAATACAACTCCCGCAGATTTGCTTGAGTCGGGGCAGGCGTTCTGCCTCATCGTGCTTCGTATCTGGAAAAAAATAATCTTTATCCTCAACTTTTGCACATTGGGCTTCGGTAAACTTGGGTGAATCGCTGAAAATGTCAAAGTTCATCTCCTAGTTCCGTAGCCTGCTTCTCGAAGTAAATTGGTAATTTGTTCTAGCGACATAATCGCCCACCAATTCGCGGTGTTGGTGACACCAACGCCGTTAGGTTTTACAACTAAAACGCCAAAGTCTGCTTTAGCGTTCTTGGTTTCCTGTTCGGTTTCTTTTAACCAAGCAGGAATCTTATATGTTTTGTGATTCTTAACTTCCCAAGCCAAGGCAGGGGTGCCTGTTATATCGCCAAGATCAAGTGCGCCATTAAGCGCCCTTCTTTCGGCGTAGGGGAAACCGTTATCAATTAAGAATTTGACAACGGCTGTTTCCGCTGAGGTTCCCTTTGCTTTGGCTTTTGACATTAAATCTCACCTTCATTGCGGGCAAAAATGCCAACAATTGAAATCACGCAAATAATCATTACAACTAGAGCTAACCAAAACATTTGGCGTTTTCCTTTCCGTTCAAGGTCAAGGGTGACACACGCTACACCATAAACCTGATCGCGACACGCTAACGGCTAAATTGAATCTCAACCTGAAATGGTGCCGAAGTGTTCACATCAAACTTAGCTGAAAGCACTAGGGCAGTTTTGATGGCGTTGGTGGCGGTGTCAATGTTCATTCTTTCGCCTACCGCTTCGCTGTAAACATCAGCCATTGAGGTTAAGTAGCTGATAGCGTAGGGGCTGCCCGACCCAATGCCGTAGGTGAAGTCTTGCGATTGGGAGATTCCTAGATCATTGCCGATTTCAAAGATGTTGCCATTAAAGGCAAGCAAGTAGGCAAAGCTCGCGCCTTCTTTTTGGTAATCGTAGCCATTGTCTTTGAACGCCTTGATGATGCTCGGAATTACCTTTTTACCCATAAACATCACGGGGTCTGTGCCATCGTATAGGGGCGGCTTCCAATTATAGGCAAGCACATCGCCAGGTCGCACATCGCCACATACGCCTAAGAGGTACTTGCCAACCTTTACGATTTTGGGCGTTGAAGGCGAAATGATGCGTTTGTCACCATCGGTGATTTGGCTGTCAGCTCCAAGGATGGCAAAGCCTTTGCCCTGATAAGCCGCGATCGTGGTCATAGGGGCAATTCTACCCGTTTAAGGGGTATTTGTGGGGTGGGTAACAGGCGGGAGCAGGTTGGAAATAGGGCAAAAATAATTGCCAAAATGCTTGGGCGTGTCTTGACACCCTGTCGCGACAGATGCTAATTTTCTCTTATGGGGAACGGCCCCAAAGGAAGAAGGATTTAAATGTTAAAGTGCCAAATCTGCGCAGCAAGAGTTGATGTTCTAGCTCACCAAATTCGCGGTTCTGTTGAAGTAACTGTTTGCCTTGATTGCGCAAATCGTTACTACCAAGATCAATTAACAAAAACTTTAATTGCTAACGAAAAGGCGGTTGCATAATGACTACGCAACTTTGGATTCAAGATACAACAGGCGAAGTTACCTGCAAAGATCACGCAGGACATTATTTGAAATCAGCAATTGTTGCTAACCCAAAGCGCATCAGTTATTGGACAGAACTTGGCACTTGGGATTCTTACTACACTCACCTTCTCGGTGGCGAAAATCTACGATGCGAAACTTGCAAAGAATTGGCGGTTGCATAATGACAATTTACTACTGCATTTTTTGCGATAACAAGGTTGCTGATCGCATCTGCCTGAACTGCAACGAATACAAGGGCGTTGTTCCTCAAGCCGAATATGAGCAATTTCAACAAGAAATAGGTGCCTAATGTCTGCTATGAAATCGCTTTACCTTGACCTAACAACAGGCGTTGCCGAAGTAAGCCAAACCCTTGAAGAAGGATTTGATTTACAAAATGCCACCTTTGAAACAATAGATTTGGCACTTTGCCAATCAATCATCAAGTTATCTGAAATGCGCAACACTCTAAAAGAATTGGGAGCAGTAAAATGAGAATGACCCGCAAATGGCGTTTAGTTAGAACTGCCTTGATCATCGTAGGCGTTTGGTTAGTAATTGAGATCGCAAAGAACCTTTGGTGGACATCGGAAGGTTACTGTTGGGGCGATGCCGTCAAGTGTGTGGGTGGTCTGTAATGGTTACCCCGCAACGCTCAATTCGAATCAATGAAGAACTTTGGCGTGCTGCCAAAGAAAAAGCTGAAAGCGAAGGCAAGAACATCAGCGAAGTGATTGTTGCTTACTTGAAAGATTACGCCTAGTTAAAAGGCGAAAGAACCCCCAACAGGAACGGCTGTTGGGGGTTCTTTCTTGGGGGTGCGGTGAACGCACTAAATCTCTGTTATAGCAAAAATCTGTTCGTAGGTGTCAGCAAATAGTTTGACATATCTTGGCAATGAGTCGGACAAATTACCTGTTCGGTTCTTGTCCAATATGTAGCTGACATCGGCATCATCATAAGCGTTACGCATTGAATTGTTGGCATCTAGGATAAACAACAAGTCATAATCATCAGGCAACAGGTTAAACATCTCCTGCAATACCGCCGCCTGTTGAGGTTGCCCTTGTGAGGCAACTAGAAAAAGAATCTTATTCACGATGGGCAATCTCCCCGGCAATGGCGAAGTAGGCGGCGCCATCAATGAAGGAATCTAAATGATCAGGTGACTCAATTAACCTGGCAACCTTGACCAACGCCAACATAATCGCGGCTTGGGCGGGAGTAACTGGCGCTTCAAGATACACCGACCAAAGCGCCGCAATGCGTTGATGATTTGTTAGTGGGTCACCATAGTTTTTATTTCGATCACCGTGTGTGAGGCGTGAAGCCTCTTGAAGAATATCCCCCCGGAGCATTTGTTTTCCTATTCTGTCGGTTCTTGGCTTGCGCTTAATTTGTAAAACTTAACATTCTCTTTAAGCCTATCAATCCACGGCGCTAAAGCTACTGCCCTTTCACCGTGTTCAAGTGCCTCTTTTGGTTTGTCTAGGTTGTGGCACGCAATCGCAATTAGATCGTGTGGCAGGTATCCCCAAGCATCTGACTCTACAAGATACTCTAGTGGTTGCTGCGTTATTCTCAATGCGGCGTGGGCGTGGGCGTAAGAATCTAGCCATAAGCCCTTTGAATAGTAATGTTGGGCGAGATCAACCCTTGGTTCTCGACTGCCTGGCGATTCTGCGATGGCTTTAAGTAGCCAAGATTCGCGTTCGGATTCATCCATTTTGGCTAAATAGCGCATTGAGGCAGCCCGTTCAGGTTTCCAAACTGCCTTTGGCAACTCTAAATGGCGTTTGAACTCTTGTATTGCCTCTGTGTATTTATTGTGAAAGAACAGTTCTCTTGCGTTGTAAAAGCAATTTCTATCATCTGTTGAATCTTCAAGCACCGATTGGGCGAGCAGTTCAAAATACTGACCCCTTGATTTTGTATCATCAGGGTGATGATGGATTTCTAGCTTTGTCCAGGCTTGAACTTCGTTTGCTTTACAAGTCAAAACTTCGTGAACAGGGTGCTTCCACCGGTAATTCTTGCGGGCGTGAATCTTATCCCCGCCATAAACTAAGCCAGGTGAGCCATCAGGGTTCCAACTCCAAGTGTATTTATACCTTGGGCGAGTAACTTGGGCTTCCAAAGACTCTAATTCCTTGCGCCAGCCTGGTTGAAGTTGCTCATCCATATCGAGAGCAATGCAGTAGTCAATGTCAAGTGGGATTGCGGCAAGGGATGCGTTGCGGGCATCGTCAAAGCGCCACGGGCTAATGCCAATGTTGATAACGCTGATGCCAAGGGCGGTTGCCAGTTCAACGGTTTTATCTGTCGAACCAGTGTCGGCAATGAGCAAGAAGTCCGCATCTTTGGCAGAGTCATACCAACGCTGAACGAACTGTTCTTCGTTTAGCGCAATTGTGTAGATTGCTATTTTCACTTACTTCCCCCTTGGTGGTACTTAAAGTGTTGGCGTTACCGCTTGCGCTTGCTGTGCGTCATAGGTAGACTTGAGCATTGAGGTAAACTCGTTGTTGCCTCGGTCAATGATGGCGTGGGTTTGTATTCCATCTGGAGTTTCAATTTGAATTGTTTTAATTGTCATAATTCTGCTGTTACTCCAATGAACGCGTCAGTTGCTGTTGCTTCAAGATAGTAAGGTCTAAATGCTGTTAATCCACTACTACCACCTGTGTATATTTGAACAATATCTTGTGAAGCAACAGAAGTAATAAGGGATATTGAGGTGATAGATGCTGGAGCGTTTACGCCATCAGTAACTCTAAATTTAGCAGCGGCAGCATAATCAACAGCAGTAGGAATAATTCTCATTGTAACTGGAAGTTTCCAAGCATATCGAGCATCGGTTGTTGTTAATGCTGAACCTGTCGCAAACAATCCATTTGTGATTCCTGGTGTGCTTCGATAGTAATACCGCTGGCAAGCCGCAAGTTCACCCTGAACGGTGCCAGTGGCAGTTGTGAATGGGGTGGCTACATTGCCTGCTTCAAGTTGTACGCCAGTAATTTCAAAGTAATCAGCAGCGCCAGCGGTGCCTGTTGGGCTGTAACCAGCATAAACTGCAAGTTGTGTTGCAGTTGCGGGAATTGAAACTGTAGCGCTAATTCGCTGCCAAGTAGTAGAAGCAGTTTTAATAGTACCAAGAGAAGTGTCACCAGTAAATCCTGAAATAAAATTTTGATCTGTTCCAGTTCCATAATTGACATTCAAGCCAAAAGCGTTGGATGTGGCTGAAAAGTTTGCGCCTACTCGTACATAAACAGAAAAGGTTATTGTTTTGCCTGCAAAAGGCACTGAAGTTCCAGTTTCTAAAGTTTGAAGAAATCTGACAAATTGAGTAGAGGTATCTCCTGCGGTGCGTTGAACTCGTGCTGCATAGCGGATGTTTGCAAGATTTGTTGTGTCGCTGGTGGCAACTCGACTTGCTGTGATATTCGTTGCAAATGAACCTCGATACAATTGCCAGCGATCTGATGTGAAACCAGTAGTTGTGCTTGTAGCACCAGTGAGTGATGAAGTACCCCGCTGCCAAATGCCAAAGTCACCGTTAATTATTGCGTTCTTACCCGCAACAAATGGCGGTACGCCGCCGCCGTTGTTCTCTTGTGTGTCAGCAACATCTCTAGCTCTTGTCATTTGGTCACCTCTGGCATCAGTTGTGGCATTGCTTGGGCGGCTTGCTGTTCGTCATAGGTCGCTTTAGTCATTGACGTAAATTCGCCGTTGCCTCGGTCAATTATGGCAAATTCGTTTTCTTTATCATCTTTAATAAAAGTTACTTTATCCATTTTTATATCTCCGCACTTACGCCGACATAGCCACCTGAGTTTTGGGCGTATAGGTAATAAGGTCTGAATTGTGTCGCGCCTGTAATGGCACAACTTAAATTAACTGTTTGAGGCGTTGAAGTTACCAACGTGATTAGTGTTACAGATATATTATTATTAGCGTTATCAGCTGAAATAACTAATGACGCAGAATAATCAACCGCGCTTGGCGTTGTTCTCATTGTCGCATTAAGTGGAAAAGGTGCGACGCAAACTGTTGTTGATACAGCCGACCCCAAAGAACTTAAAATATCGTAAGCGCTGTCAGCTGTAACTCGTTGATAATACCGCTGACAAGCAGCAAGTTCGCCTTGGATGGTGCCGCCAGCGCGCACAAATGGAGTCGCTACTGACCCTAATTCAACCTTAGCTAAAGCGATGTAAAGAATCGAACCGCTTGCCAAAACTGATTGCTGTCCAATATAAAATGCTAAACCTTTTGCGGTTGTTGGAATAGTGCCAGTAACGCTCACGCGAGTATAAGCACTTGTTGATGGTGTGTGAATTACAGTTGCCCCCGAAACTGTTGTCCAAGTGCCACCTGTTTGAGTGTTGCCTGTCGTGTTGCTTCTAATTGTAACGTTAGTGCTTCCGTTGTAAGTTGCGTTAGCTTGTAAATAAACACTAAAGGTTACAGTCTGTCCTGCTAACTTTTCAACCTCTGATTGTTCTAAAGCGAATTGCATATTTGCAAAACTTGAACCAGCAGTTGAAGTTATTTTTACAGCGTTTGTTGCGCCTTCAGGTATGACTGAGGTTTCCTGAGTTAATGAATAAGAAGCTGAACTGAAAACAAAAAATCTGTCGCTGGTGTAAACGTTATTGGCGGTAAATGCGGCAGTACCGCGTTGCCAAATATCAAACGAACCGCCAGCAATTAAATTGTCATTAGCGGCAGCGTTGTAACGAATACCAGTTGCGGTAGTTGAATCAGCGACCAATGATTGACCATTGGCGCCAACCGCCAATCTTGCTACTGTGTCAGCGGCAGTGGCAACAATCAAGTCACCTTTAGCATCAACTATCGCATCAGGGATAAATGCAGCATCAGATTGCGCAATTGTGTAGGTGTCAACTACTGTAAAAGTACCATAAGCAACTACCGCCAATGAATCGCCAACGACTGCGCCACTTGCTAGAACAATTGAAGTTCCAGTGCTTGCGGTGTAATCAGTAGCTCGAACAAGCAGCACACCGTTTAGGTAAACCTGTTCAGCTCCGACTGTATAGGCAAGAGTAAGTGAGTTTAGATCGGCACCTGAAAATGTTGTTTGTCCAGCGGTGGCAGTGTAAACATAAGTAATAGCAGCCGTTGAACCTGCGGCACCGGTAGCACCTGTCGGTCCAGTGGCACCATTTGTTCCATTGGCGCCCGTTGGACCAGTTGGACCTGTAGCTCCATTTGTTCCATTGGCACCTGTCGGTCCTGTCGGACCTGTTGCGCCATCAATTCCGTTAGCACCTGTTGGTCCAGTTACACCCTGAATTCCTTGAATACCTTGCGCACCTGTTGGTCCTGTTGCGCCATCTGCTCCATTAGCACCTGTCGGTCCAGTAACACCTTGAATTCCTTGCGCACCAGTTGGACCTGTTGGACCAACCTCACCTTGAATTCCTTGCGCACCTGTTGGTCCAGTTACGCCTTGAATTCCCTGCGCACCAGTTGGACCTGTAGCGCCAACTTCACCTTGAATACCTTGCGCACCCGTTGGTCCAGTCGCACCTTGAATACCTTGCGGGCCAGTAGCTCCAACGGCGCCAGTGTCACCTTGAACACCTTGAACACCTTGAATTCCTTGAATACCTTGCGCACCAGTAGCACCAGTTGGACCTGCGATACCTTGAGCGCCTGTAGGTCCTGTGGCACCTACGGCGCCTGCTGCGCCTGTTGGTCCAGTTGCGCCATCAATTCCCGCAGGGCCAGTGGCACCTGTCGGACCTTGTGCGCCTTGCGCACCCGTTGGACCTGTTGCCCCGGCATCGCCTGTTGGACCTGTGGCACCTGTGGCACCTGTTGCGCCTTGTGGACCCGTAGCTCCTGTTAAACCAACTGCGATGGTAATAAGTGAAAGAAGTTGAAAATTTGTAAAGTTAGTTGTGCCAGTGCCGCCTGATGAATCAAGCACAACTGAAAGTTCAACATAACCAGTTAGCAGTGTTGGGGCTGCGGTAATTTTGAACTTTTGAAAGTTGTTGTTGACATCTCGATCTTGAATAATAATAAAATCATCTGTTTTAAGTAACGCAAGCAAGAAGTCAATATCCTCGCCCAAATCGTCAATGTGATCAATGTTGATGCGTGTTGAGTTAATCTGTGTGGCATTACCCCAACGAATATCACCCGCACCTGGTCTGCCCGTGGTTGATGACGTGTCTGCTGAATAGTTAAAAATCGTGGCCGAGCCACCATTGGCACCTGCGGGTCCTGTCGCACCTGTTGGGCCCGTTGGACCTGTAACTGTTGAGGCAGCACCAGTAGCACCAGTTGGACCTGTTGGGCCAGTGGCACCTTCAGATGCGGCGGCTCCCGTTGGACCTGTTGGGCCTTCAATTCCTTGTGCGCCCGTAGCACCTGTCGCACCAGTTGGGCCTGTAATTGTTGAGGCAGCACCTGTGGCTCCCGTAGCACCTGTTGGGCCAACAATACCTTGTGGACCCGTTGGGCCAACTTCGCCTTGAATACCTTGAACACCTTGAATACCTTGAGCGCCTGTTGCGCCAACTGCACCCGTAGGTCCAGTTTCACCTTGGATACCTTGAGCGCCTGTAGGTCCAGTTACGCCTTGAATTCCTTGTGAACCCGTAGGTCCAGTTTCACCTTGAATACCTTGTGCGCCCGTTGGACCTGTTACACCTTGAATTCCTTGAGCGCCTGTTGGCCCCGTAACACCTTGGATTCCTTGTGAACCTGTAGGTCCAGTTTCACCTTGAATACCTTGAGCGCCTGTAGCACCAGTTGCGCCGGTGGCACCTGTAGCGCCTGTGGCACCTTGGATTCCTTGTGAACCTGTTGGGCCTGTTGCCCCTGGCGGGCCTTGTGGGCCTTGAAGGTTTGAAATAATAACTTCGGCAGGTGAGGCAATTTCAGCAATTACATCAGTTGTGCTTGATGATACATAAATGATTGAACTCATCGAGTCACCTCTGCGCTAATAGCAAGTTCACCTTGAACTAAGCGGGTTACGGTTGCGTTGGCAGCGATAAGTTCAAGGTCATAAACATAAGTGCCAGCAGGCAAAAGTGTTGTTTGTGTGGCTGTTTGATCTAAGCTGATTGTGCCAGCAGCGCCGCCAAGAGTAATGCCACCGTTTGCGGTTGTTAGCGTTAAAATTGTTTCAGTATCTTCAACATCAACGCGTGCTTGTAGGCGGGCAGTGTAATTAGTTAGATTGACTGCAACATTGTTAATTTTCCAAGTCAAAAGAAGGTTAAAAGTTGCCCCTTGCTCAATGCTAAAATCTAAAATACCTGCTGCCATTTGATTACTCCAAAAACTAGGGGTGGGTTACTTTGAGCCTCTGCCGAAATCTGCGGCTGAATTATCTAGCCATTTGAGGATTGGACCAGCAGCGCCAGCAAGGGCGGCATATCCAAGAGTCTTAAAATCTGTTTCTCCGGCAAGGTAAAGAGCTACTGCAGATGCAGCGGCAGCGCGAAACCAAGTTAATGAGATTTGTTTAAATTGTTCCATTTAATTGCTCCCTTATTTTTTTGTCGTGTAGTTTACAACAGGTGCAGACTTCGGCTTTGTCAACTTTTTTAGCAGGAATTGGTACAATTTTAGCACCAAGTTGTGCAATTATTTTAGGCTGATTCATCCACCAAAACCAAGGTGATGTGTCTTTTGAAAGTTCCTCTTTAATTGAAATGTGAAGATGCTTGGTGTGTTGGTTTGAGCCTGTGTATTTGCGGTTGCCTTCTTTAGCTCTTGCCTTTGACCAAATCTTGCCGTTAAAAATTAAATACTCAACCCGCTTATCATCTTTTAACTGCTCAAATATGTCAGCACAATCAATGCCGTGTTTAGGGTCGTGGGTAAGGTCCACGGCTAAACCTGTGTTGTGATCTGAAGTTGGGTTTTGCTTTTGATGGGCAGCAGATGGCAATAATCCATCAGATGCCTTTTTGCGTGATGGCTTTAGGGCAGTTGCCTGGCGTAGCACTGCCAACGCCGCTGGTGTTGCTCTTTTTGCTATTTTCATTTTTTCACCAACTCTAGGATTAGTTCCATTTGAGCTTCAAGTCTGTTAATTGAATCGCGCATTGAACTGCCACCGTTGGGCTTAAGCTCTGCTAGGTAATGCTTTACAAGCCATCTTACCGCACCTGCAAATGCGCTTACAATTGCGATTACAGATACGATCAAGCCTGCCCAGTTTGCTGGTGTCATTTGCGCGGTTTCCCGTTCTTAGTTAGCGGTTGGATTTGAAATTTGTGCTTTAAGGATTGCGTTTTCCTGGGCAAGTGCGCCGATAGTTTCACGCATATTTTTTAAGATTTCCTGAATGTCAACTTCTTGTTCCATTTATTCCCCCTCTAGTGCTTCGATTCTTAGGATTGCTTCTTTTAATGCGCCAGTTAGATATGGAATCAAGTTAGTTGCCAAGATTGACTGATAAGCGGGGTTGCCATCTTCATCAATAGCATCTTTCTCGCCCATAACTAAGGCTGGCAATACCTCTGCCAATTCGTGAGCAATAAAACCAACTTGAGGTTCTTCAGGGTCTTTAATGAATTCAAAAGAACGCAAGTTGATTTGCTTTACTATGGAAGCGGCAGAATCGTAACTTTGGATGTTTTGCTTTAATCTGTAATCCGATGCGTTTCTAAATGCGGGTACACCACCTGATGTGGTTGTGATGCCGCCAGCATCTGCGCCGTTGTAAATTAAGCGAATTAGTTCTGAAGTGCCGCTGGCGTTGTACCTATGAGCAAAGAGTGCAATTTGGTTATCTCGGCGGCCAATAACTGCCCCCGTTGAGGACAAGAAAACACCCGTGGTTTGGCTTGTGCTTGAAGAGGTATTTGTGCCAGCAGTAATTGTGCCAGCACTTGAGGCAATATCGCCAGCGTTAATGGTTGCCATTGTTGATGTGCCTGAAATGCTAAGTGTGCCAGTTGAAATAAGAGTTTGAGTAGTAATTGTGCCAGTGCTGGCAGAGATTGTTCCCCCACTTGCGGTGATATTTCCACCGCCAGTTAAAATGTTGGCTCCGTTAAGAAATGAAAGACCTGTTGTGCCAGATGCAGCTCGAATTGAAATGTTGTTAGTAATCAGCGCGCCGCTGACAGAATTCCACTGATTTCCAGTTCCGTCAGAATTGCTTGCGATAAACCCGCCGCCGAAATACCAAGGGCCAATTTGCGCACCTGAAGCAAAAAGAAAACCTGAACTAGCAATTTGAAACGCAGAACCTACGGTGAATGAGCCACCTGTAATTGTTGCGCTGCTAGATGTAATGGTGCCAGTAAAAGTTCCAGCAGAAGCAAAAACTGTTCCAGTAAAAGTTCCTGATGTCGCAGTTATCTCCCCTGTAATTACTGCGCTGCTGGCAAACAAAGCTCCTGTTGCGCCATTGACTGAGAAATTGCCTGATGGGTTTGAAATTCCAACCGCTGCCGTCAGGGTTCCAGTGGTGATGTTGCCAGCATCAATGTTGGCAATTACTAAGCCCGAAACTGTGGTTTGTGTCCAAGAGGTGCCACCAGCGCCCATATATTGCGCAATAATTCGCCCCACATTTGGACTTGTTGTTCCATATTGATACCAAATATCGCCAATTGCGTTTGCCGTTGTTCCTGGCACTGATGTTGAATAGGTAACTTTGTTTTTACCATCGGCGGTTGTTTGCGCGACTCCCGCTGCGGTGTTGGCAGCAATCGCCGTGGCATTTGCGGTTGCCGCGTTAGCAATAGCGGTGTTAGCAGTTGAGATAGCAGTTGCTGCCTCAGCTTGTGCGATAGCCGCAGTTGCCTGCGCAGATGTTGCACTTGATTGCGCAGCTCTAACTTGTGTTGTTGTCGCAGAAACTACTGGCAAAACGCTTGAAACTGTAAAATCTGCAGTTTGTGTAACTGTAATTGGTGTGTTAGTAATTTGCGGGCATAGTGGCATTTTTCCCCCTAGATTGTAATGCTGTAAGGGTTAATGTCGGATGTATTAAATGAAACAATCCAATTGTTTTGGGTAATGGTGTGCTTCATACCTTCAACCACAAGATTAAATTGTAAAGGTCGGCCATCATAGGTTGTGCGTTGAACGCTTACCTGATCGGCTAACTCTGTTGAAAGAAAATCAGGATAGAGCAAGCCATTTTTAGCCACAACAAGGCCGTTAAATTCAATGCGCTCAACATAAGTATCAGGTGTGGCAAGTTTGCGTGATTCATATAAAGCTAGATTTGTTGCGCTTGTGTCGGTATTTACTGGCGCAAAGATTTCCTTTTTCACCACACCATAAGCGGCAACACTTGGGTTATATGTTGATGTAACTTGGTTGTTATCGCCACGCATAATAATTGCTTGATTCACAACATACTTTGTGCCTGGGTTGGTTATCAAATCAGAATATGTAACAGTGTTAGATGTGTTTGAATCGCTAAAAAGCAATTGTGTTGGGCGGCTAAACTTATCGGCTAACGGCACCAATGTTGCCACGCCTGATTTTGAAATGTAAAAGCGGCCAGCGATAGCATTAACGCACTCTGTAATTGCTTGCATACACCCGCGGTTTTGAACTGTTGCCAACATAACAACTGAACCCGTCAATGAACGTGAAAATCCATTGGCAGTTGTCCAACCAGCAATGTCTAACATTCTGCCTGCTCGAACTGCTGCTGTTTCTGAGTTGGCGGCAACGGCTAAAGCCGGTGCGAAGCCATCGGCAATATAGCCAATGCCATCGTAGAAAGTCATTGTGACATTTGGTAAGAAACCTTGATTTGTAAAATTGTTTTCAAGGAATCCGTAAAATAATGGGTAAGCTGTTGAATTCCAAGTCGCAACAATTCGCATTTGTAAACCATCGCGCAGGATGCTTGTGCCGCCAACAACCCAAGGGCTTGAAACGCTTGTGTTGTCAGGGTCATAAATGCCACTGGTGTTGTTAAATACAATGCTGGCAAACCCTGCCTCATCGCGCAAATCTGCGCGTTCACGACCACGGCGAAAATCAATTTGAACAACATCGCTAATTGTAACTGAAGTCCAAGTTCCGCTTTTAAGAAA